GGCTTGAAACAAATAAAAATCACCTACAATTGGATCTACCCAATAAACTTTTCTGTCATATTTTAAAAAACAAAGTTGTCCATCATGAAATTTATGATGATGTTTTGCATCATTTATAAATTCAGGAACTTTTAAAAAAAGAACACAAGACCATCCAGCATTTGTTGGACCATTATGTGTATGCACAGGATTATATTCACCCTCTTTCATATCATTTATCCAACAACTTTTTATATGTGTTTTTATTTGTACCTCATTTAAAAGGCCAAAATTATTTAATGTCATCATATAATCATTAATAAAAAATTTTATTTTATTAAATATTTTTAATTTTTGTATAAAAGTCAGTATACTTAATTCAGTTTCTAATCTTCCAGCTAAATCTTTACTTTCACTTATTAAATTCTTTTTGTTTTTTTCATACTCTCGATTAAGCTCATCAATCAAATCAATGGGCATATGATACTTTTTAATTATTGTGCCGTCTACTATGGTTTTCATTCTTTTTTATAGTTTTTTAGCATAAAATTTATGTCAAGAAAACAATTTTAAAAATACTATTGCAGACGCAAAAAATATGATTACATTAGGTTCTCACCTAAATTAACAATCACAGGAGACAAATATGGAAAACCAAGAATTAAATAAAGCCATTGCCTACCTTGCAGATAAGGTGAGCAAATATCATGCTAGACTACTAAGTGTTGAAAGAGATATGAAACGTCACTTAAAAGAATGTAATCATCACAGTCATGATTCAGATCCAACTTGTCCAATATGTGAAGGACAAGGATGTGAGTGTCAACAGTCTACTTAAAAAAATTACAAATAGAATATCTAAAAGATCCATTACCCGTCCATTGAAGGGGAGTGTGCCAAACATCGGATGAAAAAAATATTGCTCTATTAGGTTTAAATCCAACATGTATATTTAATTCATTATCTTTATAAAAACCTGTTCCATTATTAATAGACTCAGGTCCGTGCATGTATATTAAACATTGAAATTTTGCTCCAGTTTTTTCATCAGTGTGTGGTCTGGGTTTATCCGTAGCTCCTACCATTGTATAAATTGTTCGCTCAACAAAATTAGTAATATTATAATTAAAATGTTTTTTAATTAATTTTTTTATTTCTAATTGTAGTTTACAATTATTAGGTAGATAGTGTGTATGCCAGTAAGAACCCTCATGTGCTTCTATCATTTCTTTATTTGGAGGAGAGTAAGTAACACTTACCATTTCGTTTACAACATTCAGATAAACATTATTGTCAAAAAAATTTTCTTGAACAAATATTTTTGACACTATTTTGGTGTTTGACCCAACATATCCTTTAATGATGGAGCAAATACTTTAACATCTCGTCTTATTTTTTCAGCAGTTGTTGAAGTATTTGGATCGTCTATGTCTGCTTGCATAGCTTCTTCCGATTCATACTCTTGACCTGTATCAATATTAGTCAATGTAGTTTCAGTTTTTACTTTGTATTTAGGAACAACTCTACCATCTTCTAATTCTACTGTCCCTATTAGTTCTGCAGGTTCAATTATCGGCATTTTCTCTCCAATTTATGTTAAAACTTAAAATAACTCTATCTTCATTAGAACTATTTATTTTCACTTCATGTTGTAACCATGATGGGAAAAAAATCAATGAATTTTCCTTTGGTTCAAAATCTACGCTATGTGCGATATGCACAGAGGCGTTTTTCTTCTTTGGGGGTGATAGTACCTCAGCCTGTGGTTTTGGCTCTAGAAACACTAAATTACCGCTTTTTTGAGGTACTTTTAGATAGTACACTCCAGACAAGTAATTGTAAGGATGTGTGTGGACATTATTTCTAGATCCTGGAGGATTAATCATGCCCCACAAACCTGTCATTTCTGGAACATATTTATCTTGCACGTCTAAATGGTCAAAGCACTCTTTAGCTTTTAATAATATATCACCTACTGTACTTTTAAATTCTATATCCTTGTAAAGCTCATCATGGCTATGCCAACCTCCTATATTGGATCTAGGCATGCCTTTCTCATCTTTAGCTTTTATTTCGTATAGTCTTTCCACTAAATGACCGTGGCCCATAACCTCTGTCATCATGACTGGTGTAATAAATAATGATTGTAAATTCATAGTATTCGTTTCTAAAGTTGACCTTTTGTAACCTCCATAAAACTTACAATTATATGAACTTGATTAGCAGCATTTGCCTGTGCTTTTAATACATCTGATTCTTGTAGTACAAGAGGCTGAGATAGTAATTCTGTTGTAGTATTAGTTGCCACACTTTTTGCTTTAAATAATTCAAATGTTGAGGATGATCTTAACACTTCTAAATCTACAAGTGTTGTATTTCCTGAATCATTACAAACTAAAATAGATTTCACTACATCAGTTGTAGGAGGCACGGGTGGTGATGCACCAGGATTAGCTGTAGGTACTGTTAATATTGTTGTTAGATCTGTATTTGTAAGATCAACCATTGCGCTTTTAAATGTATTAGCCAAGGAAAAATGTCTCCGACTCTGTTTCTTCTCTTATATCTTGTTGAAAGTTTGTATTAAGTAAGAAAACTATTTGTTCTAATAATCTAATCATTTGATCAAACTGACTAGCATCATACTCCTCTGTAGCATTTGGTAATCTAGTTATATTTATTTTAGCCATTATCTTCTACCGTCTGGTCTTATTTCTAATTTTTGTGAACCAAGTCTCCAAGGTGTATCATCTACTGTATTAGTTGAATACCGTATTTTGACTGCTCTTCCTCTACCTCTAACACTAATTTTTTCTGTTGTGCTAGTAATCGACCCACTCGTTTGCACATTTGATGCTGATTGAGGATATTGTTCTAAAGTTAGTCTAGCTGTCATAGTGTTTGCAAGATTATCAAAATCAGGAACTAATTTACTAACCGACATAAGTTGATCTCCATCCGCTATCTCTACAGACCCAGTTTCTAAAAACGCTGTAATAGCTGTGCCATCTGCTTGATTATTACCAGACTCGTGTTCAAATATTGAAGAAGCACCAGCAGTTAAACCTAGTATGTTTGTGGCGTTTGCTGTTGCAGACGCATTATACTCTGTTGCTATTGGTTTTTCATACACATAAGCACCTAACCAAGTAGTTCTCGCAAGATTTATTGTATACCAAGTTCCTTCTAAATAGTTATAAGCAACAGCTCTATCTATTTGTGTAGCATTAGCTGAAGGATAATACCAAATTATTTCATTAAACGCTGTATTTAAACCAACAGCAATGTCATTTTTATTTGTGTAACTTAAATCATCAAATACATAATCTTGTACTGAACAGGGCATTTTTTTAACAACTCCATCAAAAAGATAAAATGCATTGTCTGACATCCAATAAGCAACTCCATTTACTTCTATGGCTGCGTGCTGTGCTATTAACCCTGCGTTAGCACCAAGTTGTCTAAGACCAAATGTAAAAGGTGTGCCGACAAATTGAATACCGTGTAATGATGTATCTGTCCATACAAGTATTTGACCTGTTGATTTAACTGCACCAACAATTCTAGATCCATCTGTTATTCTTAAAGATCCTGCTTCATTTGTGGCAACAGGCGTATAGTCTGTTGCATCTTCTCTATCTGAAAATCTAAATAATAAATCATCTTGTGTGGCTGTATTACCAATAGTAGTTTCAGTTCCAAATATCAACAAATGTCTTGTATCCGTAGAAACAATGCTAAATCTAGATGCTGTCGGAGCATTTGATAAAGCTGTTGCTCTTGCAGCTAAGCCTCCAGATGTATCCCATATAAACGTTCCACCATCTAATACAGTTGCTATTAAGTCTTCTCCAAAATTATCTAAAGACCAGTTTCTACCTGCTACTACAACATTAGATGAAGATCTAGGTGTATCCCAAGTGCTTGCACTCCATGTTTCAGTGCCCCAACCATATCCGTATGTAGAGGATGTTGGTCCAGGGTTTATTTGATAAGAAGCATCAACTGATCCACCTCCTGCAGCTGTGGTGCCTGATGCATTTGTACCCGTATTTATTGTATAAGTATTAGAGCTTGGAACTGTTAAGATTTCAAATTCATTATTAAAATCAATACCATCAACTACATTTGTAGCAGAACCGTTGTCAAAGGTAACAAACGCCCCTACTTCAGCGCCATGAGAAGCATCAGTTACAGTTACAGTAGCTGAACCACTTGAGGTTGCAAAAGGATTTGTTAAACTGTCTGTAACTCTTATGGGTGTAATGTCATAAACTTTTCCTTCAGAGAAAATATATAGTTTTCTATCTGTGCCTAACCCCAAATATCTTGTCCCATCTAGACCAATCCAAGAATGAGTATCTCTTACAACTCCGACCACTGTTACATTTGGGTTTGGAAGATTTGTCCATCCACCCCATCTTTCAGGTTTGCCATAGTGAAATCTAACAAAATCAGAATCTATATACTTACGCTCATCTCCTGCAGAATAAGCTGTGTCTTGCTTGTCTATGCCAGGACGAAACTTTAAATCAACTAATTGCATAATGGTATTTTAACCTATAACTTGAAAAATCTAAAGTGTATTATTGTACTTACACTGAAAAGCTATAGATATTCGTGCTATTGGACATATTCTACTTATGGTAACTCCTCTGTGAGGTAGATAGGATTCAAATAAACAAGCTCTATTTGGCACTGGAAAAGACCCTGCGGTTATCATAGTTCTTGAAGTATCAAATACCACTAATTCTCCTCCGTAATTTTCTTGCCAAGATTCGTTTAAAAAATAAACTATTGTCATATCTTTTGAAAAAGCTGACTCACTATCTTTATGAATTGTTTGATCTGTCAAAGGAAGCCCAAGATTCAAATGTATTCTCCATAATTCATTTTTGTAGTTTTTCTCCATTTCTAATTTTTTATTAATTTCTAACCAAAGATTATAAAGAATGTTCGACTCATTAAATCTATTTTCCGATAATAATTTATTAACTTCATTATTATAATCGGTTGCACCTAAACCTGAGTTTGTGTCGTGTACACTTGAATAGTTGTTTAAACCCCAAATAGATTTTTGAAAATGCTTACTGGCTAAATCAAATATTGGTTTAGAGGCCACGTTATCTACAACTTTAACAAAACTCATTTTTTAAATTGTGTAGATACATTGCCTTTAAATGCATAATTACCATAATGTGTCATACCGCTCAAGATATCTGCATATATTTTACCGCCCATTTTTTGCCACAAACGACAAAAAGCATAGTCTTCTGATAAATATCTTTTAGTCTCTGGTTCAATCATGGTGTCAAAAAAAGTGTAATTCCAATCAGATGTTTTGTGATATTCAAATTCTTTGTCATGAGATTGATTAATATGTTGATCAGGCACAAACTTTAACTCTGGATATGCCTCTGCCATTCTTACAAAAACTTCTCTTTTAATTAACATAAAGCCAGTAGGACCATCCATGACCTCTATGAAACCTTTTTCTAAGAGTATATTATTTGGGTCTCTTACATTTAAATTATATTGTAATGAAGCTGCAAGTAATTCATCTTCAGAAATATCTGGCTTTTCTTTGATTCTTTTTTTTACTTTTATCCAATCAATAGTTTTTCTAGGATATATTCCTGTTACAACATCTTTGTCATAATCAAGCATTTTTATTACTGCTTCTGGATTAAAAGCTAAATCAGAATCAATAAACAATAAATGCGTGTAATCACCATCCATAAATAATTGAACTAAAGTATTTCTTGCTCTAGTTATTAATGACTCATTTCCAATAGTTCCAAATTGTAATTCTATCTTTTTTGATGCAGCTAAGGCTACTAATTGCATACAACTTTTAAAATAATCTGCTGTAATCATGCCTCCATAACACGGAGTCCCTATAAAAATTTTATTGTGTTGCATACTCTACCTTTAAATATTCTATTTTTCTAACCCACCCTCTTGGTATGGCTATCGCACCACCACCGTGGTTGTCGTCCTTGTCTACACACCATGACCTCATAATTACAATCTTATCGTCATTATTTACTACCATGTATCCAACTTCTTGACACACGGCCAAAGGCGCATTTAAAATTTCTTTTATGTGTAACCAACCTGTTTCCATGTCTTTTGCATCAAGCCATGTAATTCTAACCATTGGAAATAATTTAGTCATTGATCGAAATATTAAAACTAATGCTTATTCTTGGCTGTTTAGAATTATTTTTTGTTACAAGGTGAGTACAATTTGAATCAAATAATATAAGTTTATTTTTAATTGGTTTTATAACTATGATGGAACTATTTTGAAGGTGAAAAGATATTTTGTTATTAATGTCATAATTAAGGTTTTGTAAAACTAAATCACCTGAATTTTCTGGTACTTGTAAATAAAACACGCCAGACAAATCATCTTGATGTTTATGAGGCCAATTGATATCATTTTCATAATTAATATTAGCCCAAAATTTTTTTATAGTAAGATCAGTAAATTTGAAATTTTCAATGCTATTACAAAATTCAATACACTTATCATTTAATTTTTGAATGAACGGTAAAAACGTTCCGCTTTGGGGTAGGCCTGAGCTTTGCCAACCAAAAGAATGATTTGAAAATTTTTCTCCATCTATATTACCTCTTCTAATCAACTCTATGGTTGCTAATAATTGGGATATGTATTTATCCTTTAAGTCCATCTGTGTTTCTGCATACAGATTTACGGGTATTTTATTTAAGTCCATATTTAAATGTAGCTACCATTCTTAACTCAATACAAGTTCTACTTACCTCTCTAGCTGCATGAGGTATATTTCCATCAAAAATAACAACTCTACCTGGTTTAGGTATAACTGAATTTGTTATATCACCTGAATTATTTATAAAAATTGTTTCGCCTCCGTAGGATAAATCCCACACTTTATTTAAATAAAACATTACAGTTATCCCCCAATCTTTTTCATAGTCAGAATGTATTTCATGATGAGTTCCAAACAAATATCCACTTGCATAATGATACTGTAGCGAATGTGTAGACACTAAAGAAGGGCACGTTTTTTTAAAAAGTTCATCTGATTTTTTAAAAAGTTTAGCTTGAATGGGGTGTTCTTTATTTAAAATTAAATCAAATTTTCTCCAATTTTTTACTCCAACACCTCCAGTAAATTTCCATGCAGTAAAATCTCTAAACTCACCATAAAAAGTGTCGATATCTTTTTCATCAAAAACATTATCTAAAACTTGTATCATTTTTACCAAATTAATGTGTCAAAACCTGATAACCTTAAAGATATTCTCATTTTATGTGGAACATTAAATGCTTTGCCTAAATGTAAATCAGTTGAATCTAACATAACTACTCTACCATGTTTAAAATCTACATTTTTTTTAAGTGTGTCATTATAAAACTCACCACCAATATTTTCTACGTCATTATTTGGGGATAACATAATTATAAATGATGTGCCCTCACCCTTACCATAATCATCTCTGTGAAGTTTTCCGTCCATACCTTTAAATTGTAAGTTAGCATAGATAGTGTGTAAAAAAAGGTGATGTTTACCAAACGATGTTTTAAGATGATTCCAAAGATCTATCAATGTTATGTTCCAATTCATGTCAGGTCCATACTCTATTACGTCAATATTTTTTCGTAAAAAATGTTTAGTGCCAAACAAAATATATGAAGGGTTATCATTATAAGGATAAGATGCACTAGCGGAATTGTTTGCACTCCACAAAACTTTTTGCTTGTAATAATTAGCTAATTCAAAAGCAAATTTTTTATCTATAATCGTGTCAGAGTATTCCATCATTTTTGCACCACAGGTTGAATGTCAGCGCCTTTTGGTATTAATCTTAAATTAAATGATACGGATCTTCTTTCTTCATTTGGTGTTCTGAAAGGATACACCATATGTGTCAACCAAGATGGAAATAAAAATATATCGCCGACCTCTGGTGGGTGTTGTAGTTTGTGTCCACTAAATGTTTTAGGATCACCACACATAAAAAGTATATCACCAACACTTGGATAATGATCTTCAGCTGCTCTTTCTTTATCAATGCTATTTGGCATCTTTGTATAAAATACTCCTGATAAATCACCATCATGCATATGTGCAGGATTAAAGTCTCCAGCCCATTGACTCACGGCCCACATAGATTCAATAACCATCTTATCTATTTTTTCTGGTGCCAGTGTTTCGCTCGCTGGTGGTATGGACAAATATGATTTGACCATTTCACCAATTAAAAAAACTAATTGTTGACCATCGCCATCTATCCATTCTGGTGCTAAACGAACTTCTTGTTTTACATTACCTGCTAAGTTAGGAGACCAATCCCATTGTTTAGCTAATTTAGGGTCACCTAGTATCTCATCACACTTTTTATTTACTACATCGAGTATAAAATTAGGCACCTTACCTTTGACTACCGTGGGTCCAAACGGACGTATAGCGTCAAATTTTAATTTTATTTCTTTTTGCATTTGGAGTTCCTCCATTTATCTATTGTCATATAACAATAATTTGCCTATAAATGAACTATTAATTGGCTTATTTCACAAGCCCTGCCAGCTTGCTAAAACAATCACATAAATTGCAATAGGAGATTATGCTAGGTAAGTTTTTTAAAAAAATTAAAGATGTAGCGTCTGATTTAAGCCCTTTCGCAGGAGTAGCAGCTTCAGCCTTTGGTTTAGGTCCGTTATACTCAACATTGATTGGTGCCGGTGTACCGTTGCTCGCGGGCAAAGGGGGTAGAGAAGCATTAGCCGGAGGTATTGGTGGATATTTTGGAGGTCAAACTTTTGGTAAAAACACTTTAAAGGATGTAATTACAGATGAAGCTATTAGAAAAGCTGCTGGTGAGAGATTTAAACAAGCAGCCATATTTGAAAGTTTAGGTGAAAACAATCCTTTAAGAAATTTACCAGGAGTTCTTGGTGGCAGTGCATTTCTTTATGGTTTAGGAGCTTTTGACACTGATCAAGCTCCAAGTAATTTAATAGAGGATTTTACATACAACCCTGCAGATAACAAATTAATCACTTCAGGTGTATCAGATAAATTTTTAGAGGACGCACAACAAGCTGATAGAATTGGTAACAATCCTGGAGACATTTACGAGTTTTTAAGAAGTGTAGGATTGTTAAACAGCGGTGGTAATACAATGAAGTTTGATGATGGAAAAGGTACTGTTATGGGTATGACTCCAACAGAACTAAGTAGAATGCCAACAACAGAAGAAATTATTGAATCATCAAATAGAATAGCTCAAATGGAAGGGCAACAAGAATACGAAGCATATCTTAAAAGATTGATAGAGGAATCAATTAAAAAGGGAAAACCATCAAGAGATACAATTATTCCTGGCAGAGGTGGTAAAGGTAATTTTGCTACCGGTGGTGGTATTGGTGATTTAATGGAGCCTAGTATGATGGGAGGTCAAATTGGTGGAGACAGAGTAAATCCTATTGGAGGTAGATTAGTTGGCATGGGCGCAGGTAGAGAAGACCTTTTAGAAGGTGAAATAGTAGATCCTAACACTGGACAAACACAAGAGATATTAGTTAGTAATAATGAACACGTAATACCTGAGTATACCTTATTTGCATTAGGTGGAGGAGATACAGAAAAAGGTCAACAGATGATGGATAATTTAAGAGCTGAGACCAAACCAATGGCAAAACAAATGGGTTATGACTTTCAAGGTGCAGAAGATGGTAGCATGAATTACAATCCTGTAATGGCAAAAGAAGGCAAAGACACTGATAGAGTGACTAAATTAATAGGTTTAGATAGAAAATCTCCAGAAGAATTGATTGAAATATTTAATGAAGAAATGAAAAAAAGGGGAAACTTACCTTTACAAAGATATGACCAAGCGCAAGATGGTAGACAAACAGCAATGGCTGGACCAGGTATGAATTTACAAGAAATAATTAAGAAAATGATGGCACAAGGTAAATCTATAGAAGAAATTATGGCAATCATGTCTAAATTAAACATGGGTATGCCAAAACAAAGACCACCAATGGCTTTAGCACAAGATGGCATGGGAACTGAAGAAATTAATGGTTTAAAAAAAATGGGTATGCAAGACGGAACGCAAACGTCTGTACCACATAGAGGTAGTAGACTATCAAGACTCGAGTATCCTAAAAATTTTAAAGGTAGTTTTTTTGGCGGCGGTGCAAACATGTCCACATACGATGATTTTCAAGATCCAGAAATTTTAGGTCCAGGACGTTCACCCACTATTTTAGAGAGATTAATGAATAAACAAGGGGTTGGATTTGATCCTAAAGGAGTTGTAAAAGATCCTGAAGAGTTTAATACAGCATTCTTAAAATCAGGTTTAGGTAAAATGGTAAGAGATCTAGACCAAGCAAATCAAATAGCGAGTCAAATATAATGTCAACAGAACAAGTAGTAACGTATAGAAAACCACCTTTTATAGAAAAAGCTCAAGCTGATTTAATTGCTGCAATAGAAGATTTTATTGTAAAACAAGCAAATGTAGGATTGCCAGAAAGACAAATTGTTGGGTTATCTGAAACACAAAAAGATGCGATAGAACAATTAAAAAAAGGCATAGGCAGATTTGATCCTAATTTAACAGCAGCTCTTGATGCTATAGAAAAAGGCACAGCTGTTGCGGGGGAAGCTAAACCAGATTTTACAACAAGAGGTCAAGAGTTAGTAGATGATGCTATAAAGACAAGATTTGATCCATCAAAAGCCGTTGACCCTTTCATTAATCAATATGAAAAATTTGTAATAGATGAAATAAATAAGCAGGCAGCACTTTCTGGAAAAAAAATTGACGATGCTGCAACAAAGGTAGGAGCTTTTGGTGGAGATCGAGAAGCTGTCTCAAAAGCATTGGTTGAGGAGGCAAGACTATCTGCTATTGGTAAAACACGTGCTGATACTTTCGATAGAGCATTAAAAGCAGCGCTTGGCACTTTTGGTCAAGAAGAAAGTGAAAAACTTAGAGGTGCTCAATTAGCTCCATATTTCACATCTGCAGACTCAAAAGCACAAGTAGACCAAGCTAAATCATTGCTTGCAGCGGGTCAAGTTGGTGGTGGTTTAGTAAGTTTAGCAAATAAATTAGGATTATCAGACATTTCAGCTTTGCTTGGCGCAGGTAAATTAGAACAATCTGAGGCTGAAAAAGCTGCTGAAATTGAAAGACAAAATATTATGGAAGCTACAGATAGACCTTTATCTTTGTTTGGATTTTTGTCAGACGTTATTAGTGGTTTACCCTCAGATCAAGGTACACAAATAAGACAACAATTTGGTAGTGAAACTTCACCTATACAAACTGCTTTAGGTTTTGGATCTGCGGCTTTGGGGATTCCTGGATTAGTTAAAGATGGTGGTGACATGGGAATGATAGAGAAAGGAATAATGGCGTTGCAACATGGAAGTAAATCCTAATTCAAGTTTATATGATTTTGCTGATGATAATGCAGCATTTTTAAACAGTCCTGTTTTGATGACTGATCTAATAAATATTAGAGACAATTATCAAACCATGGATTTAGGTCAACTTAAGCAAGCTTATTCAAGATTGACTACAGATTTAGCTAATCTAACAGGCGCAGGTGAATTAGAAAAAGAAGTAAGAGCTCAAATATCTATACAGCAAGGTACTTTGTTTGATGCTAATAATACTGGTGCAGTAACAAATGACACTAGTTATGACAACACACAAGAATCAATAAAAGAAACTGATACAACAAAAGTAAATTCAAATCTTTCTACTTATACAGATTTTGCTCCTGATACTGGCACAGCAAAAGCTGATACAAATGAAGTTTTATACAATCTTAATGATGATGTACAAAAAGCATTTTATGATGAAGAAATAAATAAAACAGGAACAACTATTTCTGAAGCTGAATTTAATTCTAGGTTTACTGGTAATGAGATAAGTCAAAACCTTACAGATGCCTCTGTTGCAAATATTGCATCGTCTACATTTAATAATGCAGCTATGAATGCTGCTAATGTTGGATTTAATAATTTAAAAAAAATGGAAGGTGGCATGACACCTGAAGAAAAGAAGGCAAGGACACAAACATTAATTGATGAATTAAAAGATACAATAGGTTTTAAAGAAGGCGTAGATCCAAACTTATTATTTATAAAGTTTGGTATAGATGTTTTAAATGCAAGAACTACAAAGAAAAAACCATTACCACAAGTTTTTGATTTGTTTGCACAAGCATTAGCGCCCACAGCTAATTTTTATTTTCAAGAAGCTGCAAAGAAAAAACAAGACCTAAAAGAATTAGGATTAACAGCATTTAGTTTAGTAAAAGAAGAGGATGATAGAGCAAAAAGAATGTATGAACCTACAGGTAATTTAACGGCAGTCCAATTGGTAGATTATAATGACGAAGGTGCTATTACAGGTCAATTAGATTTTTTTAAAAATTCTTCAGTGCCAGCTGAAATTGAATTTTATTCTAATTTAAAATATCCAAGTACCATTGGAGGCGTTCCTGTTCCTGAAAATTTAGTTGGCAAGAACATGTTTACGATAACTGCTCCTGGTATGGCCACAGATCAACCGCAAAGTAGTGGGATATTAGGTGGTGACGATAAAGCCATAGCACAAAAAGAAGAAGAAACTAAATTTTTAGAACAAGGTCTTAACGCAGTTTTGACAGCTCATGACATTGGTAGATTAAATGAAATGCATGACAAAGCAGTTTTTGGTTCAGTTTATGAAGCGAACATGTTTATGAAAACTTTAAGAGGTATTCTTTCAGATTATACTGGTGAGATACAAAATCTTTTAGGATTTAGCGATTTTGACTCATCAAAAATAAATGAAAACATGTCTACATTACAAAAACAAATAACCACTGTTAATCAATTAGGTTATAATATAAATGAACAAGCCATAGTTAATGATATTGATGGATCATTCAAAAATATTGTTCAAACAATAAATGCATCAGAAATGACAGCTGGAGACAAGCAAGAGGCTTTATCAAATGTTACAAGTTATTACACGGATGTAAAACAAAATATTCTTGATAAAAATTTAGATTTAATAAATATTTTAGAAGCACAAAGTACGTTTGCTTTTGCAAGATATCTTCAAGGATCAAACAGACTTTTAAAAGACGTTATCGCAGAGTCAAGAAAAGTTGTGCAATTAGGTGGATTGAACAACAACCATCGAAAAACAATGAATAGGTTAGAAGGATTAGTAAATTTTTATGTTAACAACTACAATGCAACCATAAGACCTTTTCATAATGCCGATGATTTTGAAAAATTTAAAAAAACAGTAGTCATTGGTAAAGATGGAAAAATAACTGTTGTAGGTGGTGAATATGGTGGAGTGCAAGAAGGTGCTGCATTTGGAACAATACAAAATGGCATCAATACTAATCAAAACACTCTTGATTATCTTGATGAAAAATTTGGTGAAGGTTTTACGGAGCAATATAATTTAAGATGATGTTACAAATAGCAGAATTAGCACAAATAAGAATAAATCGTCTAAACGAGACAGGTGAAAAATTACCTCAAGCACAAGACGGCTTACCCACTAATATGCTACCACCTGGTAGTGACTTACCCACATTTCTAGGATTTAAACAAGCAGCTGAAGAGGCAACTGGAACAACAAGATATGATCCAAAAAAACATAAAATGACTCCAGATAAGTTTAGAGCAGGTGTAGCAGAAATTACAAAAAAAGGTATAGCTGATGGTTTATCGCAAGCAGAAATAATTAAATCTATAGATAGTTTTCAAGGTCTAGCTGGTTACACTGACAGAGAATTAAATCCAAGATTAATTGAAGGCGATGATGTTAAACTAGATAATTATAACACGCAAATGGTAAATCCTTTTCCTGCGTTAAAATTAATATTAGGTTTAGGAGGATCACTTGGCGGTACTTTAGGTGGTGCTAAATTAGGAGCAAGGTTGGGATTATTTGGAGGACCAGCAGGTGCTGTAGCAGGATCTATCGTCGGTGGAACACTCGGTTACCTTTCAGGATTAGTAGGATATGAAAAATTATTAGATAATCTTAATGAAAAAAAGATGTTGTATACCCCAACATATAACGAAATAGGTGAGTTTCTTGGATATGAACAAGGTATTTCAAGACCAGATACTGAAACATTTAAAGAATATTTACAACATGAAGCAAAGATAGATTTAGCATTTGGTGCAGGTTTTGGTTTTTTCAGACCAGCAGTAAACTTGTTAAGACCAATAGGTAGGAGATATGTGCTTGGTGTCGGTGCTAAAGAAACTAAAGAAGCAAAAGAGATACAAAGATTGACAGGTATTACTCCATCAGTATTCGATGTTTCCAGATATAAATTAATAAGAGCTATACCTAACGCACTAGGTAGAATGCCTATTTATGGTGCTGGTGTACAAAGAGCTTTTGAGGAAACTCAAACTCAATTTATCAAAGCTGCTAAAAATATTTTTATGGACGGACCAACTTACAATTTAGCTAGTTTAGGTATAGATTTGTCAAAAGTTCGAGATAGTGTTTCAAAAACAATAGTGGGTAATGTTAATAAAAAATATACAAATTTTTTTAATGCGATTGGCAATAAACAAATGATTGACTATTCTGATGTTATTAACGAAGCAAAAAAACAAAAAGCTTTTATTGATGAGCTAACATTGGGATCACCTAATTCTCCTATATTACAGAGTGAAATGTATAAATCATTGCAAAATTTAGCAACACTGCAAACAAATATGGCTACGGGTGCTGCATGGAAAGTTAATAGATCTTTAGTTAATGATCAAGTTTATCAATATGGTATTAAGCCTAGAGCAGGTGACATACCTGAGTTACGTGATGCTTTATTTGAAGTTTCTAAAAAAATGGAAAAGGCTTTAGGTAAACATGCGAAGAATATTGATAATGGTGATGAAATAATGAGATTGTTGAATGTAGCTGATCAAGCTTATACGGATATGGTAACTTTATTTGCATCGCCATCTGCAAAAGCTTTAGGTGCAGATTCCAAGTTTGCTTTTCAAGCATTAATTAAAACTCCAGGTAATGTCGAGAGTGATCGTTTGTTTAATGTCGTATTTCAAGATTTTAAAAGCCCAAAAGCAGTTGAAGCAATGCGAAGATTAATGGGTGACGAGATGTTTGCTAAAGGTGTTAAAGCAAAATTACTTGGTGCATTTGAAGATAGTTTTTCTTTTACAAAAGGTGAAAAGCCAGGAATTCTTGATTTTGATATAAAAGCTTTTGAAAATTTTGATAATTTAACTTTTAACGCAACAAAATTTAAAAGAATATTGGGTTTAGATGAAATAGGTAAATCTCTAGAAACAAGAGGCACAGCGTTATCAGAGGCTCTGTCGATAGCCGGTAAAAAAATTAAATTACCTGACTCTAATAAATTACTTGCTTTTGCAAATGCGGCAGAAGTTTTTTTTAATGGTAAAAACTTAAACGTGTCACAGTATCTTGCAAGAAGAACAATGTTAGGTGGATCAAAAGCATTTACAACTGCAATACTACCAATAGCAGGAGCAAGCTTTGCTGGTGCTATAACTCCAGGAATAGGTTTAACACTACTTGGGATATTGATAGCAAGGAAACTTGGTTATCTTTTAGCATCACCAATGGCACTTGATAGTGCAACGAAAGCAATGAATGCTAGTGCAAAAGCAGCGTTAAACCCATTAAAAATGCCAACATTTAAAGGTCCTTTCTTAGGTAAAGGTGGTATTACTGGATACAACACAGTAGAAGCGGCATTGCCTATTAGTGAAAGATACGCTTTAGAAACAATCGAAACATTATACAAACAATTTCCTGAACTACCTGGCGAGTTAGATAACGAATTCAATGCTATACAAGCAAGAACAGATGGTAACGATATGACTGCATCTGAATTTTATTTAAAATCACAAGAAAGTTTAAATAATCTTGGCACTATGTCTGCTGTAGATGAATTCTTAAATCAAAAGTATGATAATAGAGGCGTCATTAGACCAACTATTTTTGGTTCAGGCACTGATCAAGCAGAGCAACCAGCAGCTGTAAACCCAGCATCAACGATTATTGAAGAGCAAAAAACTGCAGATCAACCTATTAATGTAGCTACGAATGTTCCAGCAGGTGCTGGTAATCCAGTTGGTAACATAAATCAATCTTCAAGATTAGCCTTGCTAGATGATGATCCATTAGGTAAAGCTATTGCCATGAGAGGACAATCGTAATGCCACACGTACAAGGACATGGAGGGGATTTTGGAGCTCAATATTCTCGACAAATAGCAGACACTGCTTCAAAAATAGGTGGCTTGGAAAACACTAAAACTTTTCAACAAATAGTTAATGAAGCAGCAAACCAGCAATTACAAAATATACAAGATCAACAAGGTCAACCAGGTTTTGAAACTACACTTTTAGATGATCAAGGCAAAGGGCAAATAACTGCAGACTTTGGCAAGCGTAAAGGTAAATTTAACGACATAAGAGATAAACTTAATACAGAAG